AGAATCATCTTGTCAAGGTTTTCGATTTCGATGTGCAGGATTTCCCAGATCCGGATCTGCTCGAGTTGGCCCTGGAGGCGGTAGATTTCCATGACGTCGTCCTCCTTAACGAGGCGCTTGACGAGCGCCTGCCGTGAGAGCCCTAACGTTTTGAGCAAAGTTGGCCAGCTGGGATGGTGGTACAGCTCCCGCATTTGCTGGCAGTCCGCCCGGGACATGGGGCTGAGCAGCTGGTCCTCCACCGGGACCGACAACCTCGTTGACGTTGGGGAGGACGGCTTCGCGGTCGGGCTGATCAAATGCGAAGAGAATGCGGTCGGCAAGATCATGCGCGCCATCCAGAACTGCAGCGACCACTTTGCGGACCGGATCCTCCGGCTGCAACTGGCCCATAAGCTGCGTCGCCTGGATGATCCGCTCATAGTAGTTGCCCAGGACAGAAACCATCTGGAGGAGCGACTGGCGGTCGATTTCACGGTTGGCGGAAGCCGTGGAGGCGGTAAGCGTGTACTGGAGTCCTTTTTCGGGGTCGGCGAGCTGGAAGGCCTGTCGGATGTCATGGCCGCGATCTCCAAACTTATCAAAAAACGTCGAGCCGAACTGATTGTAGGCGAGCGTCGTCAATTCCCCGAGATGGTGGAAGGGCGAGCGCACCCGCTTGATGTAGATATCGATGCGGCGGTTGCCTTCCGACAGCAGCGCCAAGGTCGCCCCGGTCGCATAGATGCCGCGCTTGCCGGCGGCCTGGCCGGCGCCGAATCCCTGCATCGAGGGCGAGATGCCGATATAGCGTTCGGCGAGCGAGAGCAGAAACTGCTCCTCGTCCATCATCGCGTTGTAGTTGGTGCCGACGCCGAAGGCCTCGAGATCTCCCATGTCGTCGAGTTCGATGACGCAGCCGGGATACCAGTCGGTCGCGGGATTGGGGACATCGGCGTTGCGCAACTTCTTAAAACTCGGGATGTTGGCGATCGTATTGGCGTCGCGGCGCTGGTTGTGGATCTGGGCCTGCTCTTCCTGCGCGGCCTCCAAGACCTCGGGGCAGGAGTATCCATAATAGGAGCCCCGCCGCGGCATGGGCCGGAAATCCCGGAAGGGTTTCCGCCCATACGGCATGAAATTGTAAAACGCCTTCAGGATCGAGGAGAGCCCTTGAACCTGCGGGTTGAACTGCACCACGATCGGCCGGCGCTTCCCGCCGATATCGTAATCGAGCCAGGCCTCGATCACCGAGTAGGCATAATCGACGTCTTTGGTGAGCGAAATCCCCGTCGACTGCGCCCGCGCATCGTCGATGGGCGAGATGCGCGAGTCGTGCATCATCAGATCGCCCGCCTGCCGATCCCATTTGCCCGAATCCACCCGGTCGTGGACGTCGCGTTCGGTCAGCCGGATCCGGTGGAAGAGGATTTCCGCCTTGGTATTGTCGCGGGCCGTGATCGGAAACGGCCAGAAATCCTCGAACGGCACGGCGTCGTACTGCATGCCGGTGACGTTGCGCTCGGGAAAGTTGCCGTCCGGATCCATATAGGAGAAGGTGGAGTCACTCCACAGCGCCTTGAGATTGAGGGTGCCGGTCTGGAGCGACTGGTTGACGATCTGGTCGGTGGTTTCAAAGCCTTCGAGTTCGGTGTCCCAGAGGTAATTGAGGCCCGTCGAAAGATCATCAAGGACTTTGTGGGGGACGCGGTTATCCAATAAACTCTTGACTCTCCAGAACGGGTTCGTGCCGAACAGGATCCCGAGCGTGCGGGCCCCGAGGATATCGGTGTGCATGCGGATCAGGTGGGGCATGAAGTTGGAGGCCCGATAAAAGGGCGTCGTGCGGACCACCTGGGCCGGGATGGCGTCGTAGTTCTTGGCCCAGTTCAGGGCTTTGTCGTCGAGTTGGGTCTGGCGGGCGCGGACGACCATCTGAAATTTCTCGGCGAGGTAGCGCGCCAGCACATCCAGGGCCGCGGCCGGCAGCTCCAGCGGCTTGATCAGGAGAGCAGCCATGGCTCCGCATCACCGGAGGTCTCGGCGGCGTTTTTCTGGGCCAGATCGCGTTCGAAATCGGCCTGGGTGATCAGTTTGATGGAGCGGCAGATGGGGCAGTAGGTGAACTTTTTAAACCAATCCCCCCAGACCCGCCGGCACTGGGGACACACTCTCGACAGATCGGTGGGTTCCATGCGATACTCCTTCTGTCGAAGTTCTGAGGTCACTGGGACCGTCAAAATTCCTTGTCTGGCGAGCGCCCCATCTTAACGGTGGGGCGTTTGCCGTTTCAAGTCCCCCCCGTGGATCCATGACGCCTCAACTATAGCCGCCATAATCCCGGGCGGAGTGCGTCCGGGGCTGGGGGGCGCGGGCGCGATGAAGCGACGCCTCGGTGGGGGCCTGGTCCTCATTGGCGAGCAGGGGTTTGCGGGCTTTCTGGATGGCGTAGGCCAAGGCATCGAAGAGATCCACCAGCTCGCCGTGCGGAAAGTCCAGGATCTGGCGCTCGAGGTCCGTGTGGTGCTCGCCGATATAGACCCGGCCCTCCTCAAACGCCGGCTGGGCGAGCTCGCGGATGCGGTCTTCCTTCGGCCCGGGCGGGGGCAGGATCGCGCGGGGCCGCATCTTGAGGTGCACTTTCGTGCAATAGGGACAGGGGACGGCGGGACCCTGATAATCGGGGCGTTCTTTGAACTTTTCGCCGACTTCTTTATGCGCGCCGACCGCCTCATACCAGTGCCGCCAGCATTTCCACTTGTCGTTCATTACGTGCCAGTGCTCCACCGCCTGCCCGAAGGAACAATTTTTCGCCCAGCGGTCCAGCACGAGAATTCGTCCTTTCCGGTCGCAGCCGATGACGACGATGGCGTTTTCGGCCGCCGCCGACTTCCCCCCGGAGGACGGATCGAACACGGTCACGCGCACGAGTCCGCGCGCCTCGACGCGCTCCATGGTATCCAACAGGAGAACGCCCTTGCGGTCCTCGGCAATCCGGTACTTTTTGACCCAGGCTTCCGGAAAATCCGTGTCCTCGCCGGCCGTGGGGTTGTTGCGCATGTTGGCATTAAACAGATAGGTCCCCATGCGCTTCTTCATCGCCATCAGATCCGGAATCGAATAGCCCACGCGTTTCCCGGACGCCGCCGTCACGGGCGGAAAGATCGAACGCCCGTTCTCGATCGCGTCGCGCACAATCCAGGTGTAGCCGTCCCGGCGGCCATCCACAACGCGATAGGGCAGCTCTTTCATGATCCAGCCCGGCAGATCCGCCGCCCCGTGCTTCCAGCGCGTGCCGATGTAGAGTTCCAAGGCCTCGGTCGAATCCAGCAGGCCCGGCGCCGCCTTGAACCACTCGATGGCTTTCTGCATTTCCATCGCCGAATGGGCGGCCACCCATCCAATGGGATCGTCATAGACCATGTCGGTGTAGTGAAAGCCGGTGTGCTTGGTGCCGATGCCGATGGACTGGATGGTTGGTTCGTCGTAGGACCGCGAGCGCGGCAACGTCAGGGCCGAGGCGGGCCACTCCCGGCCGCGATCGGCGGGAATCAGCCACGGATAGAGCGCCTGGAACAGTGGGTCCTCGCGCAGCTTCCACTGGATGTCGGTCACGTTTTTCGCCCCGACGTCCTCATTCTCGCCGACGAAGAGAAAGCGGCGCTCGGTGCCGCGGTGCTGGGTCAGGGCCCGCTCGACGTAGCCCTTGAGCATCGACGACTTGAAATATTTGCGGGGCATCAGGAGGCCCCGGCCGCGCTCGGCCTCCGAGGCGACGAACCAGTGGCAGATGGGCGCATGCAGGGGGGCGGTCAATTCGCCGTAGCCGGCAATCACCCGCGAAAAGAAAAACGGGGAGCGCTGGCCCTGCCGGCGGTACCAGGCCAAGGTCGCCTCCGGATCGCCCCGGCGGCCGCGCTCGACGAGCTCGTTGTCGGTGGAGTTGGGGAAGTATTCATCGATGAGGGGATTGCCCGTGGGGATGGGATCCATAAAAAAAGGGAGAGTCTATCGCCGGTTCATCGTCCGCAATCCTCAGGATTCGCTTGTGCTCGACCGGCGACCGGACCTCTTCCGGAACTCTCCCTTGCCTGTTTGGTGGGTTCGCATGGTGCCGGGGCCAGTCTATCACCGCAGGCGCGGCACTTTCACCAGGCCCAGATACGCCCAGAAGCCGAACACGTTCAGGATCCACGCCACCAGCACCAGGATCACCACCCAGTTCAGGAGCGTCTTGATGTTGGGCGCCATCGGCACGTAGGCGTTGATGAGCCACATCGCCATGCCGACGATCACCAGCACGAAAATCACTTCGGCGAGCGGCATCCCTCAGTTCCTTTTTTCCATCTCATCGGCCGCCCCCGCGAGCATCCGCGCCAATATCCGCGCCACCTCCGGCGGCATCCCGAACGAGGGGATCTCGTTGCTGAAGTCGATCACCACCTGCCCCGCCTCGATCCGCACCTGAAACTGCAGCTCGCCGTCATCGTCCGGCCCGTTGTCCCTCATGGCTCGTCCTCCCCGGGCGGCGGCTCCATCTCCAGCATCCGCTCGTCGATCGCGACCGGTTCCATGTGCCGACCGATGCGCCGGTCCTCGGCGATCTCGCGCGCCGTCTCAAACGCCAGCGCCAGATTTTCCGGCGTGAACACCACGGTCCTGGTGTGGGCCTCCACTTTATGCGTCTTCTGGGTCTCGGGCGCCCGGTCCATCAAGTCCATCGCGCACTTCGCCTGGAGGGGTTCCGAGTCCGACGTGTGCATCAGCATCGCCACCTTGTCGAGGGCTTCGTCGGCCAGGGCCCGGATCTTCGCCTTCGTCTCGGCATAGGCATCCCGCGCGGCGACGTCGCCCGCATCGGCGGTCCGGGTGAAAATCAAGGCCCGGGTCCGCCGCAGCATCACCTGAAAGGCCGGCGTATGCACCCACTTCTCGATCGTCTTCTCGTGAAACCCCAAGGTCTGGGCCGCTGCCTTCTGCGTGAAGCCCCGGATCAGGAGGCGCACCAGCTCCTCCCAGGCCGCCAGGCGCGTCTGGTCCGATATCCGGCGCGCTTCGATATTGGCGCGATGCCGTTCCGGCGTCACCCGCTTGCGTCCCGAGCGCGGTATCCCGGTTTTGGCCATTCTCCCTCCCCCCGTTCGGTGGTACGCTTCTCTCCACTACCTACTAACTATTCCGAAAGGCCCGGCTGCCCTAACCGGCCGGGCCGCCTTTTTTCCAAACACCCCTACTTCGTCGGCCCCGGCAACGGGATGGCCCCCACATACACTGGGATCCACCCGTAGCGCGGATGCCAGCCCCACACCACCTGGGTCGGCTGGATCGGCTGCGCCGGATTGCCCGGCCCGCCCTGCGGCGGAATATAAATCGGCAGTTCCACCGACGGCCCTCCCGCTATCGGATGCGCCGGCACCCCCGGCGGGGTCCAGATCGGCAAGGACGGCATCCCGGGCTGGCCCGGAGGCGCCACCGGCCCTCCCCCAATCACCGGCGGATACGGCGGCAACGGCGGAAACACCGGCAACTGCGCACTGCCCGGCGGCGGCCCATAAATCGGCGGCGTCGGCGCGATCGGCCCCCCT